AAAGCGTTGTTAGGTAACATAACCGTAAAGTTTAAGCCACCATTATGGCCGTAAGTGTTTGATAAACTTTCTACCGGCTCTACGTCGTGTATGTACGCGCTTAATCCGTCTATATCATCTACTAGCCTACGTATCTTATTAAAACCTAATCCTTGCATAGTTATATTATATACTAAAAAAGATAAGCTATAAATTAATTGAAATACAAAATCTCTTTTCTAAATACCCAACTACTTTGTCTATCTCATTGTTATTTGTAAAGTAAGTAGATCTAGCTAGTTTTTTAGTTTTCCATAAGTAGTTATAGCCTATACCGTCTAAATAATTTATATCCCATATATAAAGTTTATTAAGGTAGTTAACAACATAGTAAAAGTTCCTATTCTCATTTAAACTGTGTTCAATATTACGTTCATATTTATATCTTTCTATAATGTGTTTGTCGTAATCTTGATAACGTACCTTAATCTCTATAATTGTAGTTAGATTTTCTGCGTCGTAATGCTCATATTTATCATTACTTTTTATAAAATTACCGCCTTTAAAATTTATTTTATTTAAAGCGTCTATAATTGCGGTTTCGTTGTAATCTATCATTTTTCTAACTCTACTAGTTTTAAAAAAGTTTTTGTATTTTCCCAACATTTTTGTGAACTACTAAATGGTTTCCAATAGGGGTTATAACTATGTAAATCTTGTATTAAAATTGCTGCCGCTTGTATGTTGTACTTAGGTACAAATTGCGAATAAGTATTACCTATAGGATAATCCCACCTAGGTATTTCGCTATTATCTGTAACCCAACCATAGGTACGCGGTATAAATTGAAATAATCCGCTATCTTGATTGTCATATCGGTAGGCTTGTGTATTACCCCGGCTTTCGCACCACATTATTTTAAAGGCGGTTTCTAAATTTTCTTGATCAAAATTTTCTACTAATAAAGTAGAGTAAGCTAAACAATTACCCGGTAATTCTTTTTTACAGTCGAACAAATTGCCTATTTCGGTCGTGGTAGGATCTATACCTATGGAAAAATTATTAATAACTAAAGCGTATAGTAATACGCAGGTTTTAATCATATTTATATGTTTGTACTTGACCAAATTTAATGTCTTGAAATATATTTTTACCGTCGTCTAGTTTATGTTTTGCTCTATCTTTACCCTCGTCTAATAAATACTTAGCGCATTTATGGGCGTAATCTATATCTATTTTATCGCTTTCTAAATACATAGTAATTTCTATACTTACTTTAACTTTTTTATATTTAGGATCTATATAAAGTTTTTTACGTGAATTTAGTTCTGTTATATATGTACTTTTTTTAGGGTTTTGTATACCGTCCATTATTTAGCCTTATTGTAATGTATTTGTGTAAGCCAATTAAATAGGTTATATACATTACCTACAAATTGATTTTCAAGGGTTTCTTCTCCCCCTATAGTTAGGTCGTATAGATCATTATAATTTAGAAACAAATCATACTCTATATATTTTAATTCGTTACCTACTTTAAAAGATAAACCGCCATAGCCTAAGTCGTTTTCCGGAATAACTACTTTATTGAAAATTAAACCGCTCATACCGGGTACTTCATCTATTAAATTAGTTACGGCTAGGGCGCCTTTATTACTCATTAACCCACCTTTCTAATTCTATTTTAGTATTAGAATTTTTAAAATCTTTAGGTTTACGTGTTTTAGCCCCTTGTATTAGCTCCGTATGATTAGGTAAGCTACGGTGGTTTAAAGCACCTTCGCCATAACTTAAAACTATATTTTTAGCTATTATAGGTATTTCATCTAGGGTTACACCGGCTTTAAATAGTTGTTTAGCGGTATTTTCTATTTGACCCCATTGGTTGTCAGTTATTTTTTGTAGCCTACAAACTTCTACTATTTTATCCTTATAAGAATTTTGTATTTTTTTATTATATAGTTCTATAGGTCTAGTTGAAGTAGGTCTAGTTAGAGTAACGTTTTCTTTACTACCCCTAGTATTATTTTCTTTACTACCTGTAGTAATGTTATCTTTACTAGGGGTGGTTAAATTTTCTTTACTACCCCCGTTAACCATAAGCGTATAATGATTTCTAGCCCAATCTCCGCTATCATTTCTTCTTTTATCAATTTTTAAAACGCCTTTAGCTTGTAAACCCTTTATAGCGGTTATTGTAGCCGGCTTACTACGGCCTAGATCTTTAGCTATTGTATTTAAGCTAGGCCAACATTCTTTAGTTACGTTATCTGCGTATTTACCTAAAACTACGTACGTAGCTAATTCAGTAGGTTTAAGTATATCCGCTACCCAATGCGGTACTATAGTAAATGTCGGTATATCATAATTTACTCTTATAGTTTCTTTTTTAGTCATTATTTCCTTTATTGTTTTGCTTATATTTTATAGCGTCGTTAAGTGTTTTAAAATTGTTATCTTTTAAATATTGTTTAAGGCCGTTTTTATATATAGGCCTTGGTAATTGTTTATTATCTAAATAAATTAAATCGTTTTGTTCTTTAGTTAATTTATATAATTTAGGTAGATCTAAAAACTGTGCGCCGTTTTGATAAATGAGGGCTAGGGCGTTAGCGAGGGCAACTTCACTAAAGCCCTTATAGTCCTCATATAAACTACTAATAATTTTTTTATTAAAGTTTAAATTAGGCCAACGTACATTAGCCCAATCTAAGCATTTTAAAAAAGCTATTTTGTCCATTAAAAGGGTGCGTAGTTTTCTTCTACTTCTTCTACCTCTTTAGCCTCCGGCGGTAGATCTACGGCGTTTTCGTTGAACTCTTTGTCGAATTCTAATTTAGCGTTATTAAATTCGTCTTTATCCCAACTTGCCCAAGCCATTTCTTTATTATATTTTTTACTAAAGTTACCGTGAGTACAGTCGTCATTCTTACAACGCCATACGGGTTGGTTACCTGTAGCCGTATCTCTGTTATCCCAAACAAAACTACTACACCCCGGGCATTTAGGCTCAAATTCTGCGCTATTACCTGTACTAGGTGTACTTGTAGTAGCTTTAGTATTTGTAGTTATGTCTTCGCCCTCTAATAACCATTTATTAAATGTAACCGCGTTAGCTATTACTTCATCTGCTGTCCCGCCTACATTTGCTGCCGCTTTTAAACTAACTTGCTTTAAGATTAGCTTTTCTTTATTTTCCATTTCTTTACCTCTTTTTTTTCGTAATTACTATTTAAAGTATCTAAAGTTACCCATATTAGTGCGTCTATCTTAACGTTAAGGTAAGATAAAAATTTATAAATTGTAACTAAAAATATTTTTTTAATCGTCAAATATACTGTCATCTTTTACCCAATCCGGTAGATCTATTTCTTCTTCTTCTTCTTCACTTAAAAAAACTATACCGTATATAGACAAACTTAAAGCTATTAATAAACTCCATTTACCTAATACGCTCATATTTTCTAACATTATTTAACTCCCCTTTTCTTTTTTATTTCTTTTAGTTCTAAATCTATAGGTTGTTTGTAACTTATTACTTCTAGATCAATATCCTCGGCTAAATGTTGTAATATTATATCTAACGCGCTTATGGTACTTTCTAAAGGCTTTTCTAAATAAGTTTCTAAACATACTATTAATTCTATTTTTTCAAACTTTTTACTCATTACTTAACCTCTCTTATTTCTTTTATATCTAATATAGTTTTACCCCACCATAAATATTCGCTATATGTTTCGCAATTGTTTATTAGATCTAAATGCTTTACTTCGTTAAACGCGTTAACTAATTCTTTTAATTTATTATTAATCATACGTGTAACGCCCCGCAGTAATCTAATTGTGTTCTACAGTCATTACAGTCACCGCTATAAACGTCTTTACGCGTATTATATGGATCGTGTGCGGCGAACGTTCTTTCCGCGTTAGGGTTTGTATTAATAGCTAGGCTAGGCTCTTTATTATCTACAACTAAAACGTCGTCGTTATCAATAACAACGGAGTTATATAATTGTACTAAACGGTCGCTAGCTAGTACGTGGGTTAGTGTTAGGGTTTTTGTATCATCTTTTTTTATAGCTACGTAGGTACGCCCCTTAATAGCTTTAGTATCTTTACTAATTACTTTAATTAGTTTCATTTTTACCTCCTAGTAATAATTTTATTATAATAACTTTATTTTGTATTTGCTAGCTTATAAACGCGGATAGGGGTATTTTTTATGAAAACTTTATCTAGGCATAGTACTCGCAGGCCTACATTCCAAATAGCGCACAACGTAACTGTGCCTTATGTTGGAAATAAAAAAACCGGGATTGTACAAAAAAAATATATATCTTTTACTTTCCCGGTTTTTTCTACTTTATTACTAGGGAGTAATTAAGTAAGTATTAATACTAATAGCTTAAATAATTATTACCAAGTTTGTTTTGGTTTATATTGTTCTAGCGCGTGTTGGATAACTGTAATAAAAGAACTTAGAAAAGCTACTCCTAATAATTCAACTAGATCGGCGTCAATAATGCCGGTACTATTTGCTAAATACAAACTAATAGCAGATTGTAAACCTGTGCGAAATGCTTTACTAAGCATAAAACCCCAATAGGCTTTCCAATTTTTAGACGACTTTGTATTTGTCATTTTTCCTCCTTTCAGTTCCTATAAACTCCATAAGTTTGCCGTAGGTGTTAGCTCCGACTATACCGTCTTCTACTAGCCCGGCTTTTTTTTGAAATATTAAAACATTAGCCTGCGTCATCGCACCAAATATACCGTCAGTAGTTAAAGCTATACCCAAAGCCTCATTTAATAGTTCCTGTACTTTTTTAACCCCGGCGCCTTTACTACCTTTACGTACGGGTTTTAGATCTAAACCGGTTTTAACATATTCTTTTTGATCAAAATTTTTCCTCACTAAACCTTTAGCTAATTCGGTAGGTGTTACAAAAATCTCAAAATGCATCGGGTCTTTGTAACTGTTATAGTTACCGCCCCACCTAAAAACCGGTAAGCCGTCATTAGTTGTTATGTTTAGTATTTTATCTATAGTTTCTTTTTTAAAATTAGTTTTAGTTGTACCGTCGCGCGTTACCGGGTTTAAATCCCAATTTATATCCACGGCTAAACCGTAGGCGTGACAGCTATATTTATTACTATTAGCTATTTTTCTATAGTTATAGCCACCCGTAGTATTACGGTGGGTTATGTAATTATCTTCTTGTAAACAAAAATTTAATAATGTAAAAGCAGATAAAACATTTTTATTTATTTTAGCCCGCCCTTTACCATTAAAATTAATTATTGTTGTGTCGCTTGTGTTACCTAAAGCACTTTTCCAATGCTCTAAATACCAATTACTACTTCCTCGTCTTGTACTCATAAAATCTCTATATCGCTCCATTTCCTAAAATCTTTACTACTGTGTAACACTAAGGTAGTAACGCCGGGTAAACTTTCGTCGCCCCCGCTTTCTTCAAAATATTGGCTACCGTTGTCTATTGTGTTAGCCCCTAACAATAAACGCCTATCGGTTTCTTTACTCCAATGGTGGTGGTAATGCCCTACTAAAAGTACACTAGTAGAGTAAAAACCACCTTTACTAGGCTTACTAGCCATTTTATTAAACCAATTTTCTACACGGCCGGCCGGTGTCGTTCCGCGCCGAGCTTGGTGACCGTGGGCTATCGTAAGTACGGTACCCGGTAAAACTTCAACACTATAGGCCAAACTTTGATCGGGTATCGTAAATTTAACGTGTTTTTTACTAGGGTCGGCTTTTAATATCTGTGCTACTTCATCAAACAGTTCGCCGTCTTTATTGTCGCCAAAGGTTGTATAAGCCTTATTACCTATTCTTTTTTCGCCGTGGTTACCTAATGCACATAACCCTAACACCTCATTAAAATCTTTACTAAATGTATTAAATGCGTCTAATAACATTTGCCGGGCAACTGTTTTTTGTTGACGTTCATCTAATACTGTTGTAAAAGTTTGCATAGGGTAATGGCCGGAACACGATTCAACTAAATCTCCTAAACCTACAATAATTAATTTATCTAAATCTTCTTTATATTTATGTTTTAAGTGTCTTATTTGTAGTTTTATACTTACTAAGCTAGCGTAATACCTTTTAAGCATTTCTTCGCTACCCTCTTTTCCTACTTGCCAATCGCTCATACATATAACAAAAGCTTTTTTATTTTTTGTTTTTTTTAGATCTACGGGCTTTTTACGTTTAGCCCCGTTTATTAGTCTTTTTAATTCTTTATCATCGTATTTATTATCTTTACGCGCGTATATGTTAGCTTTAAAATAATAAAAATTTTGTATACCCTCATTACCCCAACCCTGCCACGTTCTAAAGTTTACGGGATCATCTTCACGGACATAAAAATCTTTATGAGCGTCTTTACCAAGCCAAAAATCTATCCACTCGTTCCAATTAGGGTTTCCTTGCGGTATAGCTTTAGTAGTAATACTACCTTTAGACCCGTTCATTTCTACGCCGGGTACCCAACTACCGTCCGGTTTTACTTTATTACCTTTAGCCGTAGGTACGTCATTCCTAGTAGCGGCAAATTTTTCTAAATCCATTATAAAGTTAGGTTATTTTCTTCGGCTATACGTGCAATAATTTTGCGTAAACCCTCTTTACTTACCATATTAAACCCTAAATGTAGATTACAATATTCAGCTAATGTTAAATAGTTGTACCTATAAGCCCCGGGCTCATTTTGTTTTGTTTTAGCCTCTTTTAAAAGATCTATAATAATCTTAGTGTAGGCCGGATATTTATTTTCAAATTTACGTTTACTAGAAATACTTTTTTTATTAACAAAAGTTTCTAAATTAACTTTAGTCATAAAGCCCCGTTTCTTATATAACTATTATATCGGTTATCTATGACAAATAAAGCTTGGGGATATAAAAAAACCCGGCTAATTAAACCGGGTTTTTTTTAATCTTTTACAATCGTAACTTATTTAGATTAGGCAGGTAGTACCTTTAGTTTTCGAGGGTTTCGCTCTTCATTTTTACTACCTATTAGGTTTACCCCTAAATTAAGTTTCAATACTCTAAATATAGCCGTTTAAAAAAAAGTTGCCAATCAAAAACAAGTTATTTTAATGTCCGTGACCTGCGGCCTCTAGATAAGCTAATCTAGATTTTAAATCGTTAAGTTCCCACATATTATTATTAACACTTTGTATTTGTGTTTCTACCCTAGTTAATGAATCGTTTAGTTCTTGATACTCCCATTTTTCTAATAAATAATATCTATCTAGATCAAAACCGCCGTCCCTTACTTGTTGTTCTAAGTTAAATAAATTAGCCTGTAGGGTAGCCATTTCCTCATTAAACCTGCCTACATTTTGTGCCGCCATTTCTAACGCTTGTATTTTTTCATAAAGTACTGCTATGTCGTTTTGAACGTATGTACTTTCTTTTAATGTATTAAATTCGTATTCGATATTATTCATACGGTCATCTATACCCTGTAAAGTATTAACAATATCTGCTGCGGTACTAAGCCCGGTACCTATAGTACCCATTAAAGCAATCGCCGTAGCTATTAGGCCTATGTTATCTTTTATTTTACTTAGCATTATTAATAGGACAAGCGCTACAAATACCGTTACATAATCCGCAAATCATTTATCCACCAATTTTCCAAATTATTTCGGTAATTTCACTATCTATATTTTGTATTATGCTTAATACGTCGCCTAACTTGTTATTAGAATTTATAACTTCAACTTGTAGGGCGGTGACTTCTTGTTGTAAGTCGTTAACTGTTTTAAATAACCAAGCTACTAAACCCGCGAGGCCACCCTGTAATATTTGACTAAGATCTACTTTGGCTTTCACATTAACACCGTTATTAAAGTAGCTATAGATATACCGGCTATTATCCACCCGTAAATTTCAGCCCGTGTAGGCCTTGTATTAATATCGGCTTGTAGCCTATCGAGTTTATTATGTATTTTTTCTAGATCTAACATAATTTTAGACGTCATCTCTTTTTGGGTGTAATTATTCTCGCTCATATTCTAAGTAAGATTTTAGCAGTACCCGGAACTCTCTTTTAGCGTATGATATAGTACGACCGTCGTAAATATCGTGGTGTAATTTACATAGCATAGCTACATTATTTATATCGTATTTACGGGTAGGGTTGCCTCCCATACCTATATCTTTTAAATGCGCTAGCTCTAATTTTTGGTCGTAGTTAATACATTCCGGCCATTCGCAACGGTTATTAGCTCGCTCTAATGCTATTAGGCGCATTTCCTGAAGTTTAGTCACTTAAATTTCTTTTTAGTCCATATTTTATTTACGTAATGGTTTATAGCATATCTACCAAAGCTATTTTGCTCTTGTAAATAATAAGCACCGTCCTCAAAAAAATCACTTACCATTTCCCAATTATCTCTTTTAAATGGTATAACTTGAGCTAAAGGGGTACCGTGTTTAATTATGCCTTTATGGTTTTTGGAAACCCAAACGGGTAAAGCAAAAGCTGAAATATTATTGTCGGTATCTACTACCCCTGCTACCGCTTTAAAGGGTAGTTTATTAAAACCTAACGGGCTAATTATTAAAGATGAATAACCTTTAGGGGTAATTGGTATACGCCTATACGTATATTTAGCTACTTGCGGGTAATAACCGTAAGGGGTATCTATTTTAGAGGTGTGTTCAGCGTGAGGCTCCATAATACTTTCTTGGGTTTTCCAACTTAGATCCCAATTATCGTTTTTATGTTTTAAAACTATATCGTATTGAGTTTCAATAATATATCCCAAAGTTAAAGCGTCTAACATAGGTACGCACTTTTTATATGTACTATTTGTTAAATTAGCGGTAACTTCTATTTCATCTACTTTTTTAGTATCGCCGTAAATATTTATGTCTTTAAACCATTTAGGTAGTTTTTTATTTGCCGGAATGGGCATTTGATCAAGTGTTTCGTATTTTTTTTCTGTAGCTTTAAATATTATTTTTTTCATAAAACTATATTAGCTTTATAAAGAATTTTTTATTCTACCTTTTCATAAATTTCAAGTTCACCGTTCCAACGGTATAAATCCCAAGTTACTTCTTCTTCATTCCACATATAATTTTCGGTTTCGGCGTTATAATCTGGTTTTTCCGTAGGCGCAACCCAATTACCTAAGTTTCCTATAGTTTCATCGTAAACCCAACTTTCAAACGGTTTAACCGGTGTAAAAATATCTTCGGTTGGTTTATATATGGCGTTTATACCTGCAAAATTTCCTCTAAATGCTTTACTTTGGTCATCGCCTGTTTCCATAGTTAAAGGGTCAATATAAACATTATCGTAAGTATTAAAAGAAGTACGTTTACAAGTTAAACCCTCTCTTTTAGTTTCGTAATATTCTTCCCAATTACTAAAACCCTCGGGTGTAGCCTCATCTTCATTTTTACCCGTTATTACTTCAACTACTATATTTTCTTCATTTATAAATGCAAAATGTCCCATATTATGCTCCAAACTGCACGGTATCTGTCCCGGCTGTAAATTGTATAATTTTTTCGTGGTTAGGGTAGTCTAGTGTTTCGGTAAATGTAAGACCACTAGCATTATTGCAATTCCAATCTAGAGGAACTCTAGCTATGACTATTCCACTACCGCCAGCACCGGAGTTTGAGGAAGTGTTACAATTACCACCGCCGCCACCACCACCTTTATTAACAATTCCTGCTCTTGAATTTGAGTGACCTGTTCCGGACGACGATCCTCCACCACCGGTAGCAGTATCACTAGGGCTATTAGAAGTTAAATCATTTGAGGATCCCTTACCTCCACCTGCACGACCGACCGAAGTTCCTGTAATTGATGAATATAAACCTACACCACCATTAATAACACCACCCGAACAAGACATTCTCGCCGGTGTAGTACTAGCACCACCACCGCCACCTGTACCTAAATAATGATTAGGACAAATTCCGGGTCCATTGAGGCCGGGTCCACCATTTTTACCTTGGTTAGCTGTTCCGGACGCTGCACCGTGATAATGGCTTGCGCCACCGCCCGAGCCACCTGAACGAGCGCCACCACTTGTAGCACTTGATCCTCCGCCACCACCGGCAGAAGTAATACTTCCAAAAACGCTATCGTTACCCGTTACGCCTATACCACTATTGCTAGTAGCTGTTCCGCCTGCACCGATTGTAATTGTAATATCTGTATTAGGAGTTACGGTTAAAGGTGTTTCCGTTGAGGAGCCAGCACCACTATCTTCGCTAGCGTATGAATTTCTATAACCCCCGGCACCACCGGCACCGCCTGCGGCTAATGAAAAACCACTACCACCACTACCACCGCCCGCTATAACTAAATATTGTACGGGGTATTCGGATAAAGACCACCCGTTGTCGGCTTGTAAATCTATAATATCGTTAACTTGAAAAACCCCTGAATTTTTAGCCGTATTTTGCGTAGGTACCGCTCCCGTATAACCGTATTCTGACATACTTTATCCTTTAGGTTGTAATTTCTAAAACTGAAAGATAGGCCTCTAAATCGCCGGAAGACGCAACGCCTTGTATTTTAATTACTTCGCTTTGCTCTAATACGATTTTAGAATTACCCATTAACTCCAATGAACTATCTGCAGGTACTAGCATAGTATGAGCTATTTCTGCTTTTTTAGTTGATCCGCCGGTTTCATAAATTGTAACCGTTACACTATCATCATTAGTTCCGTCGATATTAGTCACTCTTAAACTCAAACCTATAGATACCGCTCCCGAACTTGCCGGCGCTGTATATAATGTTTGTTCGGAGTTTGTGATTGCTATATCTGCTGTGTTAAATGTTTCCGCCATTTTATATTATTCCTTTCTTATGATAAAGCTATAACTAAGCCTAAACTAACGCCACCGGCACCTGCACTAAGTACACCGCCTGTCGCTGTAATTGTAGTTCCGTCGGCCATAGCCGTTGCTAAATCAGAAATACTTTCTTTTTTTGGATTGTTACTGTCATCTGCGTCAATTATTGCAATTGAATCATTAGCAACATTTACAGTAGCCGCAGCTAAACCATTAGGTGCAAATTTTAAAGTTGACGAAAATGCTCCCGAAGTTGCAGTTGCACCACCGCTTAAACCATCGGTTGCGTTTGTTGTTACTGTTATCCCTGTAATATCTCCCTCGCCGATAAAAGACGCCCAAGCCGACCCGTTATAAAATTGTAAAACGTTGCTATCGGCTAAATAGCAAAACTGACCCTCTATAGGGCTTGTTATTTGTGCGTCTCTTGCCGTAGAGTTTGCAAAAATACCTATAGATTGCTCCATTAAGTAATCATTAACATCTGCGGCCGTTAAAACTTCACCTGTTGAAAATACTTTAAAACCATTAGCCATATTTTAAGTTTATCCTTTCTATACTTATTACGTTGTTGTATGTCATTTAATAACCTAATTTATCCGTATCTAATATACCAAATAAATTGTTATCTAGTCTCAAAAATGCTTGTTGGTTAGCGCTACTTAACTTATAACCTACCTTAAAAGTATCGGGCGTTATGTTATAAGAGATACTGTCTAAAGTTTCTAAACTTGTTATTTGGCTAGGGCTACCGGTACCGGGCGGGCTTAGTTCAATACTAACAATATCCCCGACTTCGCTAGCTAGTACTAAATTTTGATTACCTGTGCTTAGATCATTTACATTTACTTCTAAATTATCAAAACGTAGTAACGCGTCTTTAAACTTACCTAATAAAAATTGTGCGGCCGAATTAACTTCTGTATCGCTATTATTTAAAAGACTACTACGAGTTAGGGTACGTATTAAATATTTTAATTGACTACCAACGTCTACCTGTGTTTGTGTAGACCCACCGGTACGCGTAAGGTTTACTATATTAAATATTTCGTTGTCATCTGTTATATAATCTACGCTTACGTAAGCTATATTACTTCCGTCATCGCTAAAAACTTTACTAGCGCTACTAGGAAAAGTCGTATGCCTGTTTTTAAATGTTAATTTACCGCTTTTACTCATAAATAGTAAACCGTTTTCACTTTGTTCTATACGTTGTAATAAACTTAAAGTATTCTCGGTTAGCCCGCTAATAGCCTGCATTGTACTAATACCGGTTTCTATATCTCTATTACTTGTACTAAATTTAACGCTATTGTTATTTAAAACTTCATTTATTAATGCACCGCTATCTGTACTACTAAAAGATTGGTTTATTAATTCAGTATTGTTAATTTTCATAAAAGCGTCAAAACCTGTAAAAGTAGCAAAAGAGTTATTACTATCCGGATAATTAATGCTTATATCGGCTACAAAACCAACAAATAGGTCTTCATAATTACTACCGCCGTCCGTTGTAGCGTCTACGTGCATAATTATAAATGGCTCTATACCGGGGTAGTACGGGCTAGCCGTATTAGTATTTTCGTACTTACGGGCGTTATTTAATAATTTTATAGCACAACTACCTGTAAAAAAACTATCTAGGTCTTTAGACCTACCACGGCTTATAGCTATATTTTGAACGTCGCTTGTAACATCTGTAAGGGTTGTAGCCCCTCCTAATTGCCCGGTATCTAATACCCCTCTAACTAAATCGTCTAGGGTAAAGGTATCGGGCGTAAATCCTAATCTAACGCGTACCGTAGGTTGCGCCATTTTAAACTATCCTTAAATTACGTCTATTATATTTTTCTATTTGTTCAATTATTTGTCGTCCTACGTCTGCGCCGTCTGTACCTAAGCCCGCGTTTACGCTTATGTTATAAACGTCACCGCCTAGGCCATTACCCCCGCCAACCCCCGAGGGTAGAGGTATAACTGCCTCGGTACCCGCCTCGCCTATCATAGCTAAAGTCGGCTCCTTAACAATTCCACCTTTGGCCAATCTCGGTATATTAGGTAAGTCGGGTGGGTTAATATCTATACCAAAAAAACTAAAACCTAAACCGTTGTTAAGGTCGGTTATAAAGCCGTTTATTTTATCTATAACTTTATTAAATACAAACTTTACACCCTCCATTACAACACCCGCGCCGGTTTTAATAACTGTTGTAATAGTTTCTACAAAATTGTTTCCAAATTCTTTTAATTTAGGAACTAAAAAATCTTTAGTTTTTGTTAAAGCATTGACAAAAACATTTTTTAGCGTGCCAAATAAATCCCAATTTTTTTTGAAAAAGTTAAGTAAGCCGTTAAATATATTTTTTAAACCCTCTACCGCTAAATTAACATCTCCACTAAAAAGCCCGCTAATAAATTTAACTACACCGTCAAAAACTTCTTTTAGGTTATTAAATTGATCTTTTACAAAATTTAACCCGGTATTAAATGAGTTAACAAATCCCTCGCCCTTAAAAAAGCTAATAAAATTAGTAAATAAGTTTTTTAAAAAATTTATACTATTAGTCACAAAATTTCTAAAAACCTCAACATTATCAAAAGCAAACCTAAAGCCCGCGGCAAGGCCTGCTATAGCACCTATTATGAGCGTAACGGGGCTAAATAGAGCCGCAAACGCACTAGCTATAGATATTACGCTAGCTAGTAAAATACCGCCTATAACGACCGCTAAGCCCGTAAAAGCAACTTTAGGGTTAGCTTGAAAAAACTCGCTAATTTTATCTACTACGGGAGCCAATCTTTTTTGTAAACCCTTAAAAGCGTCAGTTAATTTATTAATAGTAGATCTAACTACATCACTAGCAAAAAAACTTTTTACGTTATCTACAAAAGCCTGCAAGCCCGGTTGTATTTCTTTAAATTTAGCTTGTATTTTATCTATAGCCTCAATAAGTATTGGAGCTAATTTTTGTCCAATTTCTATTTGTAAAACACTAAAAGCAGCTTGTAGTTTTTCTAAAACTAATCCTATACCTTTAGAGCCTTGGGCAAATGCCTCATCTGTTGCTCCTATAGCATTAGCGCTTGCGTCTAATTCAGTAGCAAACTTTTCGCTACCTTTACCGGTTAAAGTTTGTAACACCGCTAAGGCCTCTACAGATCCCGTATATTCCGCTAACGGTTTATTATTTGCCTCAGCACCCTTTTTAATAATATCAAAACCTTTTTTTAAATCTCCTCCGCTTGCTATAAATTCCGTAAAACTTTTACCCGTCAGATCCATAAATAATTTAGATAGTTTGCTAGTAGGTTTTGAAAGTTCCGATAATGTACTTTTTATTTGCGTCATAGCAACGCTAGTAGGTGTACCCGAGGCGGTTAATGTAGCAACCGCGGCAGTTACGTTTCCAAATTCAATACCCATAGCTGCGGCAATAGGAGCTACATTGAACATAGCGCTTGATAATTGGTCTACCGTAGTTTTACCACCTTTAACCGCGGTAAAAATTAAATCGGAGGCCTCGCCTACGCTAATTACATCACTACCAAAAGCATTTACTACGGTAGTTAAACCGTCAACGGCTATACCTAATTCAGTAGCACCGCCTACGGCTAATTTATTAGCGGTTTCTAGAAAAGCAAAAACATTGTCGGGTGGTATACCGGCGGAAAGTGAGTCGTATAATGCCGGTATTATATCTTCGGGTAGCTTACCTATTTCTTTAGCTAGTTTTAAAACATCGGTATTTATTTGATCAAAAGCCTCTTGCGTTGTACCGGGTAAAAGTGTAAAAACTTCGTTCATACCGGTTTCAAAATCTCTAAACGCTCCTAATGACTTAGTAGCTACGGCTCCGGCCGCAACGCCTATACCCCCTAAAACTTTATTTATTTTATCCCCGGAGGATTTCATTTGGGTGCCTACGTCGGAAAACTTTTTACCTACTTTACCTACGTTGCCTAAAAACTTTTTAGTATCTGCTAAAAATTCAAACCGTAACGTTTTTGTACTCTCGCCCGCCATTATTTATTTTCCTTTATTGTTTTTTTAATTAGATCAAACATTTCTTCCGCATAGTTTTCGGTAATTTTAGGTACGGCTTTAGCTATAGTTTTTTCCGCTACATACCCGTAATATTTAGCGCCCTCCGGAAAACTATCATTAGATTTCCAAACATCGCCTTGCCACTTTTTATATACCCGCCTTTTAAGTTCACTAGCAGGAAAAAAGATACCGTTAAAGTTTCTATCGCTATTAGCCCCTTTACCCTGTTGGCTACTATAAAAATTTAAAAATTGATACCTACGACCAAACTCTAAGTTTCTTACAAATTTATTAGTCTTGCGTATGTCTAAGAAAGCTAATCTATCGGTACCGCCACCTACGTAACCTTTAGCGCCTTTAGATCTTTTAGGTACGGGTCTACCGTTTACGCTTTGCTTTAATGCCTCGGTACGCGCTACGGATTGTACCTGTTGAGAAATTTCTTTATGGTAGCCACGTAATTCTTTTTTAACGGCTTTACCCTCCGCTAAACCGTTTAAACCTTTTATAACATCGTTTAAACCGTCTACGGCTATACCGCTTTTAGATTGTTTTTTCTGTATAGTAGCCATTATTTATTTTCTTCCGCTCGTTTTTGGAGTGAATTTTGTAACGCTAAAAACATCGGTAACGGTAACTCCGCTACTTCTGTTGGGTTTAACCCGGCGGCCAAACTTATGTCGGCTATTAGTTCTAAGTAATAGCCACCGGTTACTCCGGGTCTTCGCCACCTAAACCGTCTATAGTAGCGACGGTATTTAGCCATTTATCGAAATCATCGGTTACGCCGGTACGCTTACTAGCGTTCCAACATAAATACATTAATTCCTCAAAACTTAGATTTTCTAATTCGCTTGCCGGACGTTGTCCAAACTTACGTTCTAAAGCTACAAAATCTATCGGCCTTAACGTTACTTCCTTTTTAGTGTTGTCGTCTAATACAAGTGTGAGTTGGTGTAACCCCTGTATAGTAGCCATACTAAGAAGTCGCTCTTGTTATTGTGCCGCTAGTTGGAAAACTAACAGAAAAACTTGCTAACTCACCTACACCATTAGCAACCGGTTGGTGTTGGTTTACCAAAACACTTCCGGAATAGCTAGGGTTAGTTGCGCTAACAGATCCCGCGTCAGCTTTTAAGACGAAAGTAGTAACAGTTCCCAAAAGTGGAAACAATGTTACGTCTACTTCACTAGAGGCGAAGTCTTGTTGGAAATCAATACTTAAAGTACCGTCCTTAAGACCGCCTAATCTACTCTTAAAAGTTTGACCGAAAGCAGTTTCTTCTATTTCGTCCGCCGTAATATCTAAAGTAACGCTAGCTATATGATCTGAAAGGTTTACACTATTCAAAACTAGGCTTGCGTTATTTAATACAAACTTTGCCAATTCTATCTCCTTTTCTTATAGAATAATTTTAAGTCCTGTAGATCTAAACGAGCGTAGTATGACATATTAAAAAAACCCGGGCTACATATAAACCCGGGTTTTTCTGTACGTAATTAACTAGGGAGTTAATTTACGATTTTAAACAAGCTTTAAGAAATTTATTATAGTCAAAATTAGCATTATCTTCTGCAAATCTCGTAGCTAAATTATTCATTAATTGGTCTAATGTAAAGCTAGCGCTTTGTTGCCCCTCTTTTAACTTAACCATTTCGTTTATTTCCTCGGCTATCAATACATAATATTTTCTACTTAACGCCATTTTATACCTCTTTCCATTCGGCTAAACTAAATATTTTAGCTTTTATGCTATCGTTTTCTTCTCTATTACAAAAGTATTCAACTTGTTTTAATGTTTCAAAATAGCCCTCGCCCATATATTGACCTTTTTTAAACATTTCATTAGTATCTTTGCTTACTAATTTAACTACGTAATTTATTCCTGTATTTTTCATTATTACTCCCTAGTAACTGTTTTCTATTTGTTTTAAAGCTAATCTAACTTTTACGGTATTAACTAGCTTTGTGTTTATATTGTTTTGATCTAAAACTTCTAATAGCGTAATACTTTTAGTATTAGAGTTTAGGTTAGTGTCTAAAGCTATAAATTTTACCGCTTTAGTTTCTATTTTATTTAGTGTCATTTTTACTCCCTAGTAATTGTTTTTATAAGTTAATTATATACTACTTAGGTAAAATATGTCGGGTTTTATTGGGTTTCTTAGAGTTTTTTTTTAAATTTAATAGGTAGGCTAAGTTACTAAGGTTACAAATTTACGGCCGGCAGATCGCTTTTAAATGCCCTGTTTGTGCGTTTATGCTATGCCGATTGCCGCGTGGATAGATAAAGACGGATTAGTACCGCTAACAGTATAATTTAATCTAAAATGTGTATCAGTTATAGCGCCTGCAACTTTTTTGATCTCGCTATTAATAGCGGTAATACTTGTAAAGGTTGCTCTATCTGTTGGGCTTGTAAAATCGCTATTGTCATCGGATTGTAATTTAAACGTAATAGTAGGGGTACTTGTACCGCTTACCCCGTAACAATGTACTACGGCATAAAGGTTTTCAGTAGCTCCGACCGCTCCTAATTGTACGCCCGCGCTATTACCCGTTGCCGTAATGTCACCGTCTAATTGTATAGTACCCCTTACAACTGCATCGGTGGAGTTACTTTTACTTAATGTAAAAGGCGCTATGTCGCCTACGCTACCCAAGATATTATAACTAAATAATTTTGATTTTAAAAAGTAGGCGGTATTACCTACCCCGGCGTCCGGTACTACGCTAACTATAATTTCATTACCTACGCTAGCGCCTAATAATGCGTCGGGTTTTTCTACCCCGGCCTCAAAAAAACCGTCTACGTTAAGGCTACTGTCTTTTAAACCACCTAATAATTCCCTAAACCCACCGCTATTTATTGTCGTAGCGTCAAGTTCTTCGGCGGTAATATCTAAAGTAACAGAGTTAGTATGTGAGCTTAGATCGTAACCACCTAAAAATAACTTACCGTCCGTAAATACATATTTAGCCATTACTTATTATCCTTTATAATTTTTTTAATTTCTTTTTTAGCTTTTTTGTTTACATCTTTTTTAGTTACGGCCTCTATATGTCCGGCCTTAGTTAATGTTAATATCTTGTTTAAGTCTGTTAACTCAATAGTAGATCCGGGGTCTTTATCGTCTATTTGTTTAGTTCCTATTATTTTAAATTTCGGCATTAACTTGTTCCTTTAGTATAAACTTCTAAACTTATGTTTGCTCCGATAGCGTCTATCCCGTTAAGGTTAACGTCACCGGCGTAATTACTTACCCCGGTTACACTAGCATCGGTATCGCTTAAACCTAATGTTCTATTATTAAATATAGCCTGCCTTAAAGAGCTACTTCCGGCTCCTGTAATATATAAATCTAGTGCGTCCTGTGCCGTACGGCTTTCGCCTCGTTGTACCGCTACTAAAATATCAAAATTGTAAAGATCTGTTCCTCTTTGCATAGCTAAACCAAAAGTAATTGAAGTAGGTAAAACAATAGCTACCGGAAAGTTAATTGAGTAATCCGGAACAATATCGTAAACCCGTAAACCTGTAATATTATTTTCTAAAGTTGTTTTTAAACCGTCGCGTATCTGTTGTAAACTAGCCATTAAGCGACACCTAAAACGCTACCCTTTCTAAATGGTAATAATAAACGGGTAACTTCTCTATTTTGTTGTACGTTTACTACACCAAAGTCGCCTACACCCGCTACACCTAAAGGCGCATTTCTCATCGCAAACAATTCACTAGCTAGCATTTTACAAGCGTATTTTATAGGCTCGGGCGTTGCCTCGTAACCCCATTTAGCTGTTACTTGTGCGTAAGGCCTATTACTTGTTACACTTCTAGGCCATTCGTATTCGCCGTCACTTAGTAATTGTATAATGTAAAACGGGCTCCCCTCTATACCGTCTACTACACCGTTAAGGGGTAAAAGTTTGTATTCTGTGTCGGGTACTGTTGTTTCGTATGTACCGTCGTCGTTATCGTCATATTTAATTACTAGACCGGTAGTAGTTGAAATGTCATCAACGTATAGCCTGTAATAATCTCGTGTGAAATATTCTCTAGAGGTAGCGTTAGCGTCCGCGTAAAACTTACGACCGCAAAATGCGTCTATTTGTCTACTAGCTCCGTTAATAGCGTTATCTAATAGATCGTCGTCAACGCTATCGCCCGTGGGTATACCAACAAAAGTTTTGAGATCGTTTTGGGTTATGTACCCGTTAACTATAGCCATAAATTATTTTCCTTTACGGCCTTTAGACTTACGACCTTTCATTTTATTTGTTTTACCGTAACCTACACCTTTGGGCATAATTACTTCTTTACTACTTTTTTTTCGGTTTTAGGTTTCTTACTAGCAGTTTCAATTTTACCACCCAAGTCTTTAATAGCTTTTTTAACTTCTTCTGCACGTTTTGCCTTTCCGTAAATTTCGTAATGTTTTAATTCTTCTTTTAATGCTTTTATTATTTCTTTATTACTCATTTTTTCTTTCTATACGGTGTAAGTGTCCGTTGCCGGACACTAACACCAATTTAATTTATCTACTTCTTATTAGAAAGTAGGTGGAACGAAACCTGTTCCGGAAACATAAGCTGCTCCCGCTGGGTATCGACCGGAGGCAAACGCGGAATATCCATAAACTACCATTTTAGTAGTTAGGTTACCTGCGTTAGTTTCCTCAAATTTGAGTTGCATAACTCCGTCCTCAAATATCTTGAGGTCGTCCATTTTGATTGCCCAAACTAGATCCTCATTATTACCGGCGCCACCGTTTGTTTGAACGTTTGCGTCTGTAATAACGGGTAGGCCTAGTAAAGTACCGACTACGTTTCCGTAAGCGGCAGCCTCACCAACGCCGACTGCGTTGTCCGGGTTATTACCTTGCGGTAATACTAATGGTCTACTATTACCGTCAACTCCTGCGGTAAAGAAACCCCAACGTCTAGGGTGCATAAAAATAGCGGTAGCAGGTGCAAATCTGTTTGAGTTAACAGTTTGTACTGCGTTAGCTAGTTTAGGAAATGCCTCAGCTACGGTTGGGCTAGCGTCTGTATAAGAGATAGCTCCGATTCCCGCGACTTGGATCATTCCTGTGTGCTGTCCGTTAGCGCCTGTTCCTGTCCACATTTGTTGGTCTAATGTAGTGTAATAAGCAGAAAGTAGATCTTGAAAAATTACATTCTCTAATGAGAATCCACTTCCGCCACCTCTTTCAAGAGCCTGTCTTGAAACATCTTGTTGACCTGC